CAAAAACACCAAACTCAAAAGTATTACTCTTTTGTTGAGTCTGCTTTCTTACTTGACTTTTTCTTGCTTGTTTTTTCTGACTCATCTTTTGTTTTTGTTATTTTTTCTATTAAATTATTTAAACCTACTTCTTCATAAGCATAAGCCAATTCTTCTTGTGTCGCTGTTGCCCAAGTAATTTTAAAATCTCCTTTGTAAGTTGAACCAGAAGATAGTTTTGCTTTGTATGTTGCCATAATTGTATAAATTTTTAAGTGTGATAAATCTACAATTTTTTTGTTGCAATCACACATATTTAAAAAAGATATTAATAGGATTTACAAAACCTCAGTTTCTACCTATTATGTATCTAATTATTATTAAGCTGCAGTAGTTGCAGTTAAAGCTGCTGTATCAACAGTAATTGCACCAATATATTTTCTTGGTAACTCAAACTGTCTTGCCATTAAGTTAACTGTTATACCACTTTCATCAGAATAAGCTGCTCCAGTTCCACCTTCCATACTTGCTAAATTCAAGAATGTTTGATTTTTTGAAGGAACATCTTCGTTTGCATATTTTTCACTAACACCTAAAACCATTGCTGTACCATTAGTATCAATAGCAATTCCCATCATACAAGTATCTAATAATGCTTGTAATTCTGCAAATTTTGTATTGTCTAATTTTGGTAGCATAAATGATAAACCACATTCAAAAGCTGTTGAGCCATTTTCTTTAGTTGCATTTATAGTCATTGCAGGAGTTTCATTTTTAAATTCAAAAACAAACCAAGCTGCTGCACTAGAACCAGTAAGAATACTGTCAATGTCATGCTCACCTGCTGCATTACCATAAACTACTGCATCTGTAGGAGCCCATGATCTTAGAAGAATTTGCTTAATACCACCTGTTGCTTGTAAATCTGCACAAGTAACACCTAAACCTGTATCTATAGCCATATTATTATTTTTTTTTATAAATTATTAAAAAGTAAATTAGAGAGAGCTTTTACACTCTCTCTATCTACATTATTGTTATTACTTAATAACTCCCCATTGTACAAGTGAAGGGTACAAGAATTGTACACCTAACTTGAAGTAACCTCTAAAGAACATTTTTTCTTCTAAATCATCATAGAATACTTTAAATGAACCTTCTGGATCAGTTACATCAGAACCTAAAATTAAATTCTCTACTGCACAGTAACAAGCACCATTAGTTAAGTTTACACCTGCTTCTAAAAATATAGCAGGGTTAGTATCAGCTAAGATAGTGTCCCACTCATACATAGGTACAACTTGTACACCTCTAAAGCTAACTCTTGTGTAACCATCTACTGTGTTTACAATAGCTAAATCTGCAGAAGAACCTTCTAAGTTTGCTAAGTAAGCATTAAAGACTTTTGGAGTTACAAAGAACTTCTTATCAGAAGAAGCTACTTGTTGTAAAGCTGCAGGAGCTGTGTCATACATATTTCTAAGTAGACCAATTGCATCTGCTGCTGTTGGAGCTGCTTCTACACCTGCATATTCAGTTCTAGCTGCTAATACAGTTGCATCTGCACCCATTAACTTCATCCATCCATCAAATGCAGTATAGTTTGCAGTAGCAGAATCACCACCCCAAGCTAATCTTACTACATCAGAACCAATACCTTTAACTGCACGATTTACAATCGCATCAGCTAATTGAGTACCTTCTAGGTTCATTACATCTACACCATTTCTGTACATTTCTTCAATGTAAGTTCCAAAAAACTCATCTGTACATTGCTCTAAAGCAACTCTACATCTACCTGCAGTAATTGTTTTATTATCAATGTCAAATTGTTTTACTGGGTCTTGACTTGTTCCTACACAAGCAGTATATGGTTGTACAATTTTTGTTAGAGCAGCAGAAGTGTATACGTTCATTTTATGCTTCACATTAGGTATAACTCTGTAGTTTCGCATTAAATCATCACTTCTAAATACTGGCTCGTAAAATATTTCATTTAAATTAGCACCTCCGTATGTTGCGAAAGTACCTTTATGTGCTACGTTTCCTGTTGCCATTTTTTATTTATTTTTGATTATTAATTATTAAATTTTGCTCTTACTCTATCTGCCATTGCATTGTAAAAACTTGCATTAGCATCAACAGTTTTATTTTCAACTACAGCAGGATCACCTTCAGTAACTACTTCAGTACCTTTAGCATCTGCCTTGTTCAATAAAGCATTTAGTCTTTCTATTTCAGTAGAAAGAGTTTCGTTTTCTCCTTTAGTAGAAGTTAATTCTTCTTCTAAAGAAACAATTTTTCCATTTAAGTCAGTTACACTTGCTTCAAAAGAAGATAATTTGTTTGATATTTCTTCATTATCTGAAAGCATAACATTAACTTCAGTTACAACATCTTCTGATTTGTTGTCAGCTCCTTTTACAGAGTTTACAATTTCATCAACTTTGTTGTTAAACCAATTTTTTAACTCTTCAGTCATTTTTTTGTTATTTACGTTAATATTTAATTTATTATGTATTTGTTCAGTAGTAATGTTTTTGAATTTAGAAACATCATACTTAGCTGCTACTTTAATAGAATCAGAAATAAGATCAATAAAACCTAACTCATATGCTTCTTGAGCATTTAACCAAGTTTCTTTATCCATCATTTCAACAATTCTATTTAACGACAATCTTGTTTTTCTCTCATAAATATTAGCAATTTCACCACTAATCTTTTCTAAGATAGATGCAGTCTTTCTCATATCTTCAGCTTCACCCATTGCACCACCCCAAGCATTGTGTATCATAAAAAGAGAATTTTCAGCCATGACAACTTCATCAGCAGCTAAAGCTATAACACTACCCATACTAGCAGCTATACCCTCAATATAAGCAGTAGTTTTTGCTTCTCTCTTTTTTATTATGTTGTACATAGCCATCCCATCAAATACATCACCACCAATACAGTTGATTCGTAAATTAACAGGAGTATCTTTGTACTCTTTCATCTCAGAAATAAAGTCTTGTGCAGTAATACCATAAGCACCAATTTCATCAAAGATGTAAACCTCTGCAACAGCATCTGTTGCTTTTCCTTGTATACTAAACCATTTCTTATTCATACCTGCAAAATTAGAATCTAATTGATACTTTATCTACCTAATTTGTGGAAAAAACTTTTAGTAAGAGATATTCTCAGATGCTTTTGATTTTTTTCTGTATTTGTACACTATATTTTGTGCCTGACTTTCACTTATCTTATATTTATGTGATAAGTCCATAAAGGTGTGTGTTCTATTACCTTTATTAAAAGATAACCTTCTGTCAAAGTCTGCTATAATCATATAGTTTCTTAGTCGTTTAGGTTCTACCATACCTCTTTCTACTAAGTGTTTTAAAATATCTTTAGGTGTAGCAGTTTCACCGAACCTTTTTAATATTTCTTTATTTAATAAATCAAGATAATCAAAAACTACATCTACTTTATTTTGTCTTTTTGACATTCTTTTTTTTCTTAGTGTTTTCTTTTAACCACTCTTCACACATTGTATTCCAGAACTTTACAACTGCATTTCTACATGATGAACAGTTTATGTCTTGTTTTTGTGTAGGAAAATATTTATGCCACAAACTATACATATTGTTTATGCATTCTCCTTTGTGTTGGCTAAAATTAGCATTGTAACTTCTGTTTTCTTTAACAGATTTTTTTATAAGCTCTCTGTCTGACTTAACGACAGATTTAGCTATTTCTTGTAAATTCATATTGTTATTTTAATTACCATTTGCCTTCTGGACACTTACCATACCAGTCTGCAGAGAGAGATGTCTTTGCATCTAAGAAACAAGAACATTTAGCACATCTTGATCCCCAATTTATTACTGGTTTTCTAAGCATCAGAAAATTTCTGTAAAAAGTACATTTTTTACAGATAGATAATCTTTCTAACTTTGTTTTTTTATTAACAAACATTTGTTTAATTTTAAAATGTTGCTTCAGCTTCTATAACTGAAACAGTATTCTGTGCAGTAGAAATATCAGATTCAACTACAACTACTCTTCCCCCTTGACTCATTGCACCCATCATACCTGCTTGACTGGTTGCATTAAATTGTGATTGTGCAAATGATGGCATATTCATTAAACCACCATCAGCAAACTTCACACCACCACCTGCTGCATTCATTGCAGATAGTTGTCCTCTAAACATAGATGTACTACGTTTATTTATAACTGCTTCACCACCTTCTAATTCTACTACTCTACCACCTACTGCAAATTTCTCACCACCTTGTGCATGAGATTTACCATGAACCATACCACCATTTGCAAATGTATCAATTACACCACCATCACCAAAAGAACTTTTTAATGCTCTTATGTTAGCAATTAAAGACACTACTGTAGACAAAGTAGTAAGCATAGCAATAATATTGGCAGGAAAAGGTAGTTTAGATTGCTCTGTAACTCCGACAGAAGCATTAGATAGTGCTAATAAATTATTTGCAACAGCAGCAGCGGCAGAAATTTGTATACCTGCTTTTCTTATACCTTGCATTTTTTCATCTTCACCTGCTAA